ATCCCAGGCTGGCCACGTTGGATTCACCCGCGTGCTCGGGTAGGCCCAGTCGCTACCTTGAGACGCAATGATCTCGTAGAGCCGAGTGGATAAGTTCCGCAGCGTTTCTTCCTTGGCGTACCATTCGCCTTCGACGTAGACGTGCCACTCGTAGACCTGCTCTTTACCGAACATCGTGAAGTCACGATGGACTTCCATCGGAGAGTTCGGAAACAGGATGTCATCGAGGTCACGTACACTGTGCGGGTTGTCGTGCTCCCGAGGGATAGGTGATTTGCGTTTCGCGGTCATTTAATATCCAGCGTGCTGAATGCGATCGTGCGCATGTCTTCCAGATGCTTGTTGACGGCTGCCAGTTGTCCGGCACTGCCGTTGGCTGCTGCTGGCTGGAAACCAGCTTGCCAAAGTCGATCAGCGAGTTCTTGGGCTTTTTGAGGTTGAAGCGAGAAGCTGGGGTCTGAGGGAGAAGCAAACGTCTCGAAATCCTTGACGATTAAATCAGCCACCCTGCCTACGGGTTTGCCGCTGTGATCTAACACAAGGATGTAGAACTCAACAGATTGAGACCAAGCGTTGTATTGCGGTTGTATCTCCAAACGATGGGAGTATTTATCGAATGTCATACCTTGTACCCGTAGGTTTTGAAGTCAGGTATTTCCGTGACAAACCGTTGCAGTTGCACTCGGGTGAAGTACGATGGCCACGCCTTCCGGTTGGGAGTCTCACCAAGCTTTCCGAGGCAGACCGGCGGCGCTCCACGGGATTCCATCACGGTGTTCAGCGCGTTCTGAAGCGACTCGAACCGGATCGTGTAGTCGGTGTACCGAGCGTGCGTGAAGATCGAGTTGGCCCACAATCCGTTGTCAAGGTGATACTTGATGAACGGGCCGAAGCCTTCCTTATGCCAGCCCGTCATCGTGTGGTAGCGAGTGACAGCCCAGTCACATGGGTGACGGATTACCGAGAACTTGAACAGCGGCTCGTTGATTGTGAGCACGCATTTGTCGAGCAGTTCTTGGTAGGTCGCATGGGTCCACGCCTGTTCGATGACTTGAGACCCTCTTTGCCTCTGTAAGGCCGCCTCAACTGAGCGTGTGGCGCAGTGCGGCTCGGCAAGAAACAGGTAACCGTATTTTCGATTGATGACTGCCATGATTTATTTGGAGCTTTCTGGTTTCTTACGGCGACTACGACGAGGGTGTGACCACTTACCAGTGTTTGGGCATTGCGTGTAGCCGTGGTTCTCAAGAACTTCACGGACGGCCGTCAAAGCGTCATCCGATAAGTGGTCCGCTAGAACGCCAACCTTTCCGAGGGCCACGAGCAGAGGCATCTTCGAGCGTCGAAGGCGATACTTAACCGCCGAGATGTCGCGAAGAGTAACGTACCCTTCGGTAGCCTCTGCGAGTTCATCCTGGGAGTCGGTGTCATCCTCATCGAAGCTGCGATCATCGTCGTAGATGTCCGACTCGAAGTTTTCGTCGTCGTAGTCGTGATCGAAGAAGGTGTTAAAGCTGTACTGTGAACTCATAGGTCGATCTTGTAACGCTGAGGGCCTTTCGCCTCATTAGGTGTCTTGAGATGCACGTTCATGCGCCAGGTGATTCCGTGCTTCGGGTTGACGCCGTGAATCAACTGGCTCGGCTCGCGGTAGCCAGAGAACCTGTTGAAGCTGTAGCTGTCGGTGCCGGGCCATGCTCCGTTCAGGATCAACTCGCCGTCGATGTCCGCGAGAGCGCCTTGAACGTGGTGATGCCCCATGCAGAAGTACCGGACGCGGCTACCCTTCATGGAGTTGACAGCGATCAACCCCTTCTGTCGGCGGACCATTCCGTAGAACGGGATGCCGCCGTTGCTGTTCACGTCGTCACCGTGGCTCAGGTTGAAGCCCACGCCGTTGATGTCGATGTTCACGCTGAAGGCGTTAGGGACCAGGAACGAGACGTTCGGGATGTCGCGGCAGTGCAGCCGGGCGATCTCGGCGATCAGGTAGTCCCAGTTGTCGTGCGCCCCGTGGTAGTCCTTCTTGGTCGATCGCCGACCGTGGTTGCCCGGCAGGTAGACGACATTTACGGCGTCGAAGTGCGGGGCCAGATCGCGGTACATCAGGGCGTGAAGCTGACCGATCGCGAAGCTGTTCTTGAACTGGTTGCGGAAGTACGACCGGCTGACGTGGCCGTGAATCTCACCGCTGGTGTGGTCGCCGTAGGCCAGCACCGTCAGCACCTTGAAGTTGAACCTCGGGCTGAGGGTTCGCTGGGTCCAGTCCAGGAGCGTATCCACATACTTCTCGGCGCGAACACACGAGATCGGGAAGTTGTACTCTTCCAGGCCGCCCGACTCTTCCAGGCTGATGATCTGATCGTGGTGGCCGTCGCTCAGGTGCATGACGGCGTGCTCTTCGATTGTGTCCTTGCGAGGTCGTAGGTCGCGGGCCGGCGGCAGCGCTTTGAACGGACGGATTTTGGTATCCATCTCGTTGGCCACGGCTTTGAACAGACCGTGCTGCTTCGCCGACATACGGGCTGCTTTGCGAGCGTGATCCCGCTCTTCGCGAAGGTGAAGAACCTCGGCTTGAAGCTCTTTGATCTGGTCGTTGTCAGGATCAAACTTCGGTGTGGCCCGCCGCTGGCCGCCCGGCACCTTCACCGGTGCGTCTCCGTCCGGCCACGGTACGTCCTTGTGGCAGCGTCCGGTGGCGATGTCGGACACGAGCGACCGACTGACCTTATGCTTCTTGGCGACCATCGGTTGTGTCATGCCGTTGGTCAGATCGGTCTTGATGTTCTGTGCTTTCGTCTTCGTCATGTGATGTGGATAGGGTTTATGCTTCGATCAGTTCGCCGTCGCCGGCCGCATCCTCGGTGAGTCCTTCCTTCAACTCGCCGAGGGTCATAAGTTCGAGCTTGCGGTTCTCTCGGATCACTTCCAGGACTCGCTCGTCAGTCGGTAGATGGATCAAGTCCACGATCGTGGCACCGAGATTCACATCCATACCTTTACGGTGGATGCGATCTTCAGACTGCGGCCGATACTCGGGCTTGAAGCTGTTACTCCAGAACACAGCGGTGTTGGCCTCGGTGAGGGTGAGACCCATGCCGCCCGACTCGGGGTGAGCCACGAAGGCTACCCGCTCGTTGTCCATGTTGGCCCAGTAATCAAGGGCGTCTTGTCGGGGCAGCGTTTCCACGGTGCCGTCCGAGTGGACCTTGAAGACCTGGAAGCCACGGCCGTCGCAGCGGACGACATCCCATCGCTGCTTCGTGCAGATGTTGACGCAGCGGTCCACCGAACCGGTGAAGCCTGCGAACACCAGGATGCGCCCGTGCTCTTCGTTCTCTTCGAGAAGTTGGATCAATGCCGCTTCCTTCGGGCACGGAACCTCTCGGGTGATCCGCTTGTACTTCTTGACTTCCTTGTCGCCGCCGCACGCCGGGCAGGTGACAACATGCTTTTCCAGCATCGACACCAGTTCGGGGTTCAGCATGTCCACGGCCGCGAAGGTCCGATCCTCGTCATTCGGATCGAACCACTCTTCGACCTGACCGCTCGCTGCACAGTGCGTGCAAGCCGTCATACCGTCTTCTTCTTGCCGGTACTGGAAGCCGTCCGACAACTCGCGGAGCAAGGCCGCACCTTGCATCGCATTGGGTGCCGTGTTGACGAGAGCCTGGGCGACACGGATCGTCGATGAGTTCGGCTTGCAGATGATCTTGCGGTAACGCTTGTCGGGCAGGTCCAAGCAATCCTTCTTGTGCTTGATAACCACCAGACCGATCAGCCGGTCGTACATCAGGCTGACTTCGTTCTTGCTCGGCTCGTAGGCGTGGAAGTCCGCAAGGTCGTCAGGCTCTTCAAGGTTGTGCGGGCCTTCATGCTCCAGTAGGCCGCACTTGTTACACTTCAGTTCGTTGTCTTTCCAACCGAACCGCTTCTGGAATGCTCCCGACTCGTAACGCTCTTCCCGTAGGAAGGCCAGACGTTGTTCGAGAGCTTTGGGGCTGCCTTCCTTCAGGAAGCCGGGCCATGCGATCTCAGCCTGCGACCACCAATCCACAGGCGTCTTCGGAGACGGCGTGCCGGACATTAGGATCACGTAGCCGTCAAAGCCATAGTGATGTCGGATCAGGTCCGCGAGCTTCTGGACCGCGCGAGTGCGGTTCGTTGTAGCTGTCTTGCAGCGGCTCGACTCATCGACGATCACGCCTCGCGGCGGCTTCTTGTCAGTCGGCCACTCGTCCATAAGGCGAGCGAGACCCTCGTAGGTCATCAACTCGACCTTGATGCGTGGGTCCAACTCCCACTTCTTGAACTCCCGCTGGATGGCCTTGAGGGACGCCTTGGGACCAACCCAAATCCATTCCTCGACGCCAGACTCTTCAATAACGGTGATCGCTGAGAGGGTCTTGCCCGTACCCATCTCGGCCGCCCAGATCGAGTAGTGGTACGTCAGGCCGTAGTCGGCCAGATCGCACTGGTGTGGCATCAGCGGGCGTCTGTACTTGCGTGGTACGATCTCTTGATCGAACCATTCGTAAGGGTTCTCACCCTTCATGTACTCAAGCTGGAACCGGTTGCGTGGGCAGTCATCGACCGACCAGATTTTCCGAGGCGGGTCGTCGAAGCCGTGCCACTTCGAGCCTTTCATCGCTTTGATCTCGTCTTTCAACGAGAAGGGCGACTTGATGAACTCGATGCGTCCTCGGTTGAATCCGAGAGTGGCAGCCGACTTGATGCGAGTGCCTTTGGAAGTCTCGGTTATCAGCTTTACGTCTAAGGTTTCGATCATCGACGCTTGTCCTCAAGCAGGAACACTTTGTCGGACCAGCGTTTGTTGAAGTCGGTCCAGACGTTTAAGTTGTGGGCCTCGAACTGCGACTCGATTTGGCAGTACATGGCCTGCACCGCACCACCACGGCGGGTGCCTGAGATCACGGCGTCTCGCCACTGGGCGAGCGTGCCGGTGAGCACGGTCAACTGAATGCCGCGAGCAACCGTCTCGGTGCTGACGAACGGCATTCCAGACGCACACTCCAGAATTTCGAGTGTGTCCAACTCGTCGGCTGCGAGCAGCGCCGAGAAGGAAACATGGCAGAGCAGGTTTGGCGACAGTCCGGTCGGTGCAGCTTGGTCTCGCATCGCGGCCAAGCATGAAAGGAATCGTTCAACATCGTTCTGTTGCTTCTTACTGGCGTCACTGGACGCAGCGATCGAATAGCCCAGAGCTTTATGCGCGTTCGAGATCAACGTGTTGAAGTCGATCGCGGGTTGTGTGATAAGAACTGCTGAGACCATTCGTTGAATCAAAAAGAACCGAGGGCGATGGGTGGACCACCACCCTCGGTTGAGCATCAGAGGATTGAGAAACGACTAGCGGGCGCGACGGCTCTTGGGAGCCGCTTCGGCCTTCTCGACGCCACCGTTCTTCACGGTGAGAAACTTGGCGACTTCTTTGTTCATCACGTCAACGGGCGGGAGCCTGTTGAACGGTGTCGAACACGGCAGCACGACAGGAACGTGCCACGAGAACTTGCCGGTCTCCACGAGCTTGCTCTTCAAAGTCATCGGCAGCGGGCCGTGAGGTTGGAGCTTGGAGACATCCTTACCCTGCTCGGCGGCCTTGTCGATTTGGGCCTGAGTGAGCGTAAGGAAGTTGAACATCTTGCCCGCTTCTTGGCGGGTAGACTTGGTGCCGCAGAAGAACTCGACCAGACGGCCGGTGGTGCGCTCGATCACAAGGAACGAGATGCCCCACATGCAACCGGAGTCCGGCCCCTCGGAGCGGACCTGGATGTCCTTGAAGACATCGCTATTGGCGTCGTAATCCGCGATGATCGCTTCCTTATCGCTCATGTCGAGCGCTTTGGGCCGACGAGCCAGAGGAATGAGATCGACGGACTCACCGAGGCCGATGATTTCGTCGCCTTCAGGAATACCGAACTCACCGGGGCCGATGAGCTTCCGGTTGACGGCGCTGCCCTTCGAGTAGAGTTGCAAACGGCCCAAGAACTCGGTGCTCTTGGCCAAGCCAGTGTAGACCTCATCAGAGGCCAACTCGGTCGAAGGAAGATTCAGTTCACTCAGAACTGCGAGAGCGTTTTCAGACATTAGAACTTTCGGGTTGAGAATCAGATGGTGCGGAATCAGATGAATCAGAATCAGGTACGTCGGTGTCGATTTCGTTTACATAGGCTTCCCTTTCAATCGTTTGCTTTTGTTGTCGTTCAATCGCGGCCCTCTTCTGCTTTTCGATGCTGTCCTCGTCCAGGTGCATGACCCATTGCAGGGCCATTCGCCATCCGTCGAGTGCAGTCTTACGGCCAGCCTTCTTCGCAATACGTCGTGAACCTTCCGTGTTCGTGGCAAGCTCGGACAGCAGAACCTTCAACGCCCGCATGTAAGGCTGTGCTTCAAACTCTTTCAGGAAGTGGTTACGAAGCTGGCCTGTCCGTCGCGACTCCATCACCTTTCGGATGAAGTTCGCGGCGAGTTCCTTGAACTCTTTTGGGCTGAAGGTGCGAGCCTGCGTCAGGAAACCACGCTGGTAGTTGCGAGGAATCTTGGCGAGCATGTAGGCGCTCGACATCGGAACTTCATCTCGATCCACCGCGATTTGAGCGGCGTCGATTAAGTTCGTGAGCGTTAGTTGCTGCTTGATCCAGAGGGTGCTTTTCCCCGCCACCCTTGCCATTTCTGACATGGAGATTTTGGGATAAGCACTCTGAATCCGCTTGAGATGCTTCGCATACTCGACCGGTTTGGTCGGGATGCTGATTGCGTTCTCTTGTATCTGGAGAGCCAGTACCTCGGCGTCCTTCAGCTTCTTGACGATGCAGGCGACTGTTTCGTGGCCCAACATTTCACAGATGGTGTACCTGTGATAGCCAAGCACGACCTCGTACATGCCCGGACTCATTACGATCGGGCGGACGGTGATCGGGTTCAGCAAACCGTGGTCACGGATCGAGTCACGCAGTTCCAAGAACCTGACGGATTGCGTGTCTAGCGGTCGCAGCGGCACCTTGGGTGGCCGCAGATACCGGAATCGAATGTTCTGTACGACTTCTCCATCCACTCGTGTCTTCCTAGTGCATGAATCAACTTTGTTGCTACAGTTATCATGCGCCAGTCGCCCTACAAAATTCAGGAAACTTGAAAGAAGATGTACTAGACGGACGAATCGTTATAAACCCTACAAAGTGAACATCTGGAAGGTAGGAAGGTAACACCCTTGGCCAAGTCCCCCTTTACCCCTCATAGGCGTTTCTTAAATCCATTCTCTTAATGATTCTTTCTGCCTTCCTACCTACCTACCTACAAAAGAAGAATAGAGAAAGACTTTTGATACCAAGGGTTTACGATCAAAGATGACTTCAGTTTGGCTAACTTTTCTCTTACCTGCCTACCTGATCTTTGAACTTTCTTGCCAAGTTGGCGCATGATAACTGTAGCAACAGTTCACAGGTACAAGAGACCATCATGCCCAAAGCAACAGAGTCAATCATCAACTTCCTGACGGCTAAGAAGCTCAGCGGTGAGCACAAAGGCCCCGACCTGATCGACCAGTTCCTCACCTGGGGCTGCAACATGGAAGTGCAGGTCAACGTCGCGGCCGGTAAGGGTGAGCCGGTGGCCCTCAAGAGGTCCACATACTCGGACGGTATCGACACATGGTTTAACTTCCGTATCCCGAAGAACGCTTACGACGATCCGTTCTTCATGGACTTCTCGATGAAGTGGCCGCTCGACCTACACTGCGAGGGCATCGGTTCGACAGGCTGGGACTGGAAGGCGAAGCGGTCTCGGTGGGTCGGTTTCGACTTCGACAGCATTCTCGGGCACGCTGAGGGCGTCGGTGTCACATCAGAAGAACTGAGCCGAGTTCGCGAGGCAGCAAAGGCGCTGCCGTATGTTCAAGTCCGTCGCTCTACCGGCGGCGCTGGCCTGCATCTCTATGTGTGCTTTGAGGATCATCCCGCCTTCGACACACAGAACCATAACGAGCACGCCGCTCTTGCCCGCTCCATCCTCAGCGTGATGAGCAGCGGCGCTGGATTTAACTTCCAGGATCAGATCGACGCCTGCGGCGGCAATATGTGGCTGTGGCACCGCAAGTCTGCCGGCACCGAGGGTCTGGCCCTCATCAAAGCCGGCGAGCTATTCAGCCACGAGAAGCTGCCGTCCGACTGGCGAGTCCACCTTACGGTCGTCTCTGGCAAGCGAGCCAAGATCAGGCTCGACGGCATCGAGTCGGACTCTGAAGAAGACCTCTTCAATCAGCTTGCCACGGCGCATCGACAGATTCGTCTGGACGACAAGCACAAAGCGATTATGGACGCCATCGCCGCGATGGGTATCGCCTGCTCATGGATTCCAGATCACAACCTGCTGCAAACCCACACCATCGGATTCCAACGGCTGATGGAGCGGGCCGAAGCAGGTGAAAAGCTCAAAATACAAGCGACCGATGAAGAGTTCGAGATTAAAGGTGTCTACCGAACTAGCTCGAAGGGAAGCGATCTTGCAACTCCCAACTGCTTTGCATTCCCACTCGACGACGGCGGCTGGAAGGTCTACCGCTTCGGTGCCGCCGGCCGGATCACCGAGGCCGTGACCTGGGAACAGGACAAACAGGGTCGAACCATGTGTTGGTTCAACACTCGATGCGACCTGGACGTGGCGGCAAAACATCTAGGGGGCAAACCGCTTGCCAAGAGCAATGGCTTTGAGTTCAACACGCTAGAGAAAGCCGTGGAAGTTGCGAAGATGCTCAGCCCCAACTTCGAGATGGAAATCGAAGAGCACCTGAAGGGTCGGACGGCCGTGATCCGCGAGGCCAAGGGCGGTAAGATCGCGATCGAGATTCCCAGTAAGGGCGGCGATGAAGATCGGCCGAACGGCAACTGGAACAAGACCGACAAGAAGGGAGCCTGGACACAGGTTTTTAACATAGCGGCCCAGCCCGAGAAGCTCGAAGTCTGTGACTACGACAATCTCATCCGCTGCCTGGAGACCACCGAAGGGTCACCGGCTGGCTGGGCCGTGAAGAAGGCGGACGGTCAGTGGACACGCAAGGCGCTAAGCAGCATCAAGACCATCCTGCAAGACCTCGGGCACCCGAAGCCGGAAGCCGAGCAGATCATGGGTCGGTACGAGCGTACTCCGTGGAAGCTAGTCATGCTTCCGTTTCAAGATGAGTACCCGCGACCCCGTTGCTGGAATGCAAACGCTCCGCAGTTCCGCTACGCCCCGGCACCACGTCTCGATGTGCGGACCAACACCGAAGAGGGTGAAGACAGCAAGCACCCGCACTGGGACAAGATCATGGATCACATCGGTGCTGATCTCACCAAGTACATCAAGGAACTTGACTGGACCGGGGCGTGGGGCATCAAGACCGGGGCTGACTATCTCCGCGCAGTGTTTGCGGCGATCCTTCGATACCCTCGGCAACCGACGCCGTACCTATTCCTCTTTGGCCCGGAAGACTCGGGCAAAAGTATTCTCCACGAGTCCTTCGAGCTTCTAGTCACTGGCGGCGTGGTGAAGGCCGATCGGGCGCTGACCAGCCAGTCTGACTTCAATGGTGAATTGGCCGGCGCGATTCTGTGCGTGGTTGAAGAGCGGGATGTCGCCAAGACGCCGGGTGCCTACGCCAAGATCAAAGATGCCGTAACGGCTCGCAAGTTGTCCATCCGCAAGATGCGCACCGACTCGTACATGGTGGACAACACAACGCACTGGATTCAGGTAGCAAACTTCATTGATGCGTGCCCGGTCTTGGACAAGGACTCGCGTATCACAATGATCTTCGTGGACAACCTCCCCCCAGGCGCGATGATCGAGAAAGACCTTCTCGTTCAGAAGCTTCAAGAAGAGGCACCGCATTTCATGCGGACCCTCATCGACTTGCCGCTGCTTTCGTCCGGCAGCCGTTTGCGAGTCCCGATCATCGACACCCAGTTCAAGCAGACCGCCGCGAAGAACAACCGCTCACCACTCGAAGACTTCATATCGGAGACCGTACACGAAGCTCCGGGACATCTGATTGTCTTCTCCGACTTCTACACTCGATTCATCGAGTGGTTGCCGAATGACGAGAAGGGCAACTGGAGTCGCGTGAAGACCAGCAAAGCCATGCCGTTGAAGTACCAGACCGGCACTGGCAACGGCAACAAGACGTGCATCATCAATGCGTCTTGGGAAAAGGTCGAACCTGATCCGAATGCCAAGAAATACTTCGTGATGGACAACCGGATCAAGAAGGAACAGTAGTGGCATTCTTGATCCCAACAGAAGGCGCGCGGAAGCCGATCAAAGGCCCGTTCACGCTGACTGCTTTGAAGAACTTTGTTGGTGGTCCGATCGAGTTCATCGACCTCAGCTACGGCGACGTGCTCGTCATAAACTCGACCGGTCTCGGCCCAATCAATGCCGTTTCATGCTCGCTGGTGAGACGGTTGGTTCATGGGCCTGCTGTACTTTGCTCACCTGAAGACATCGCTTAAAGGAACAGAATGAAGATCATTGGTTTGGGGCATTACTCCCGCACCGGCAAGGACACGTTCGCCAACGCCTTGGTGGACTATCTCCAGGAGTACACGTCTCTGAAAGTTAAGAAGATTCCCTTCGCCTGGAAGCTCAAGCAAATCTGCCACGAGCTTTATGCTTGGGACGGGTTGCGAGAACCGGAGTTTTACGACACTCCCGAGGGTGAGAAGTTCCGCGACATCAAGCTGCCAACAATCGGTAAGACTCCGGTCGAGATTTGGGTCGCGTTCGGTACGCCAGCCGTGCGAGAGCAGGTCTACCAGGGAAGTTGGATCGACTTCTTGCTGAAGACCGATCACGGTCTTGACGTGATGGTGATCCCGGACGTTCGCTTCCCGAACGAAGTTGCAGCCGTCCAGAAGGCAGGTGGCAAGCTCATCAAGATCGTGCGCCCCGGCTACGGCCCGAGGAACACTGTCGCCGACAAGTCGCTGATCGGCTTCACCGGTTGGGACTATGTGTTCGGTGCGAACGGCGACATCCGCGACCTTCGCGGCAACGCCAGAGCGATCGGCCGAGCGATCGAAGCAGAGTGTGCTGGTTTTAATGAGTGGCCGATACAGACCAGCAACGAGATCACTGACGCCCTCTCAGTGGAGAAGGCTGCATGATCGCCGATCAAACAAGACATTTCGTTCTCGGGGCCGTCTTCGACTTCGTGCTGTACTGCTTCAATCGGGAAATGCCGATGGTCGTCGGCGGCAGCTACCCTCGCGACAAGTTCATCGACGAGTTCGAGAAGTGGGCCACGGATCGCGGCTTGCCGTTAGACAAGATCGACCGGGACGCCTTTCAAGCTGCCTGTAACCACAAGCTATTAGGATGACCAAGATTTACTCCACTATGCCGCACTTGAACGGAAACGTCTTGGCGGCCATCGACTTCGAGACCACCGGCACCCGGCCGGGATACCACGAACCGATCCAGATCGCCGTGGTCCCGCTGAACTCGGACGTGCGGCCGTTGGAAGGCGTTCGACCGTTCTATATGAACATCAGACCGCTGTACCCCGATCGAGCGGAGCGGGCTGCAACGGCGAGACACGGCCTCGACGTTAAAGAGCTTGCCGCTACTGCACTCCATCCAGAGAGAGTGGCCGATCTGTTGATCGAGTGGTGGGAGAACCTGGAACTGCCGTTCCTTAAATCGCTGGTGCCGCTGGCGCACAACTGGGCATTCGAGAACGGCTTCCTCAAGGCGTGGCTGGGAGAAGAACTGACTGACCGCCTCTTCTTTTCACACGCCCGAGACGCCATGACCTACGCCCTCAGCCTCAACGACAAATCATTCGTTGCCGGCGAGAAGGCACCGTTCAACAAAGTCTCTCTCACCAGCCTGTGCAATGTGTTCGGCGTGGTCAATGAACGGCCACACGACGCCCTGTCCGACTCGTTGGCCGAGGCCGAAGTCTATCGTCACCTATTGAGAATGGACGTGTTCTGATGCCACCTTATAAACGTGAAGGCGCTACGCCCGAGGAAGCGTGGAACGAATTGATTCGTCGAATCAATGAGCTAGTTCCCGACTGCCCAGGTGTTGAGCCGCTCGACGAGGTAGAACCAAACCACCGCTGGTCCAGGTCGGACATCGAGCAGGCACAAACTACGCTGACGGAGCTTTGTGCTGAAAACACCTTCTCGGCGATCCCGCAGACCTGGAAGCAATCCATCATCGACGAGCTTGTCGCGGCGATCGACAACGAGTCATGCTGCTGCGAAGAAGAGGATCGCGGTCTAGCAGACGGTTACATCCGCGCCAACAGCTTCGCGTTTGTGGGTGGGTTTAGGATTTTCAGCGTGGTTGGGGTCAATATAGATTACAAGACCCAGGACTGGGCGGGCTGGTTACGGCAAGAAGTTGAAGACCCGTTTGAAGAAGAAATCCCGCTGGCGGTTGGTGATCCAATCATCCTGGAGTGTGGCGGACCTGCGTGGGTCGGCCGTGAATTTCGTCGCTGGGAAGTCTTCGTCGAGAAACAGGGCACCGCCCCCTCAACGGCGATCATCGACGGCCCGGTCATCGACGGTTATATCTTCATCGGCACTGATTCATCACAAGCGTTGGCGAGGGCGTGGGACGATGCTCTACAGGATGAGCGGCGGGCCATTGTCGCGCGGGCCAGTGCTCAAGCGGCCAGAAACGCTGCCGTTGGAGCAGAGGCAATCGCTGCTGCTCAAGCTGCGTTGGTAGCAGCCCAGAGTGAAGAGTCGGCGGCAATCGCCGCCAGAGAAGCTGCTGAATCAGCACTGGATGGAAACCCCGAGGCAAGGCATACGCCGTGGATCGTGGAGTCACCCAACGCCGGTGTTTGGGAGTTGACCTCACAAGGGGAAGATGCGTTTGCCCAAATCCTACCTGCGTCGGCGTTCCAGCACGATCGCCAGTTCATGTTGTCGGCTTCAATCGCGGACAGGCCGTTCACGATTGATCTTCACCCAGTCGGATTTGTGGAACTCACCTTGCGACTGCTGTG